GGTCAACCACCTGAACTAATAGTTGTTGACAACTTAATGGATGTTGCAATGGATGGACACGAAGAATTTTCTGGCATGCGTTCAGCAATGAAAGAATTAAAGTACCTTGCCAGAGATACAAATGCCTGCATTCTTGTTTTGCATCACACAAAAGAAGGATTCATAGGCACACCATGTCAACCAAGGTCAGCAGTTCAAGGTATGGTCAATCAGATACCTGCATTGATTCTTACAATTGGGCAAGAGATTATTGGTGACAGTACATATCTGTGTGTTGCACCTGTGAAGAACAGGTACGGCAAGGCTATAGTAGTAAACGGACGTCTAACAGAAGACGTACAAGTTAAACAAGTCAACAATGATACTGTAATGAATTACAGAATTGCTGCTAATCAAAGAAAGAAAGATGAAGCAACAGGTGAATGGGTTGATGCAAACACCACATACCTAGACGGAAGTATCTGGGGTAAAGCAGCAGAGAATGCTAAGTCATTTAAAAAAGGTGACTCAGTTATTGTTACTGGAGAATTAAAGCAACGCTCATACGAAAACAATGAAGGTCAGAAAAGAACAGTGTATGAGATTGCAACTGACACTATTGGTCTAGCAGTTAAGAGATACTAATGACAACCCCAAGCAAGCGTAAGGGTTCTAAAGCAGAACTAGATGTTGTAAAATATTTACAGTCACAAGGCTGGAAGTATGCTGAACGTCGTCTTGCTGGGGACAGAAACGACAAAGGCGATATCGCTGGAGTTAATGGTGTTTGTTTTGAAATAAAAAACAGAGCCAAGATGGACCTTGCTGGATGGGTAGAAGAAATGTTAATAGAAACTGTGAATGCTAAGGCAGACACAGGTGTAGTAATACATAAACGAAAAGGCAAATCAGATGTTGGACAATGGTACGCCACATTAACATTTGAAATGTACATTAAACTACTCATCCAAGCAGGATACAAATAGATTGAAGTACTCTATTAAAGATGTGTTGCTTTACTACAAAGGTAAGGTACCACGTGATGGTTCTGGTTGGAAGAAAATGAAATGTTGTTTCCACGATGACAGTCACGCATCAGGACAAGTAAACTTCAATGATGAATACTATATGTGCTTTGCTTGTGGTATCAAAGGTGATGCAATAGACTTAATTAAATACAAAGAAGGGTTAGATTATGCCAAGGCTGTCGAGTTCGCAGAAACAATTCTTAATAAGAGCGGCACAGACTTACGCAAAACACGTAGAGAAAGCGTCAAGTTATTTGGCAGAGAGAGGACTGTCCCTAGAGGAAGTAAGTCAGTTCCATCTGGGCGTCGTGGAAGAGACACTACCAGGTCATGAGCAATACAAAGGTAGATTAAGCATTCCATATATGACAAGAAGTGGTGTCGTTGACATACGCTTCAGGTCATTAGATAACTCAGAACCAAAATATCTTGGACTAACAGGTGCTGAAACAACATTGTTTAATGTCAATGCTTTATTCACTGCAGATAAATACTTATGTGTATGTGAAGGTGAGATGGACACAATAACAATGGCTGCTAAAACAGAACATCCAACAATTGGTGCACCAGGTGCAGCCAGTTGGAAGCAACACTACACCAGAATCTTAGAAGACTTTGATGTAGTACTTGTGCTTGCAGATGGTGATGAAGCAGGACTAGAGTTCGGAAAAAGAATACAAAGAACAAGTGCAAATGTACGAATACTACAGATGCCAGACGGAGAGGACGTAAATAGTGTCGTCAGAAAACAAGGACCAGAATTTATTAACAACCATGTTAGAGATGCCTTGGGAAGTTAATAGAAGTATCTATGACCTTATGAGTGTGGATACAGAGATGTATGTGAAACCATCAGTTGATACCGATGAGATTGTTGGTATCAATATGTACAAAGCATTAAAAGATATCTACACAAAAGTCCGTGATGATAAAGAAGAAGGACTACGATGGCTGGATGAACTAGGTAGGATGATTATTATGGGCACACTTGACCCAAGTAATGCTAAAGAGTTTGTTCACGAAAGCATGGTCGAAGAACACATGAGAGACCTTGATACTGAACTAGAAGAATTAGGTAAAGAACTTGGATAACATAGAAGACTTTAAATTCCAATCAATCGCCATATACAACGAAGCATGGGAACTATTAGTTAAGAAACAATTAGACTATGGTCCAAAGAACATTGCCAGTGCACCAGGAGGACCACTAAATGGACTCCTGGTACGCATGCATGACAAGATGGCACGACTTAATCATCTTATTTATGAGGTCAAAGACACGCCAAAGAATGAATCAATAGAAGATTCTTTCTTAGACCTGCTAAACTATTCAGCAATTGGTCTTATGGTGCTCCGTGGCAAATGGTCTGGAGCCCCTAATCAAAACGATTAAAAACTGACAATAAGAAATAAGATGAAGCACAATTACATAGAGGATTACGAATCACTTGTCGGCTACTTATCAAACGAATATGCTAAACGATATCGAATGGTTGACCGACAAGATATTAAACAAGAACTATGGTTATGGTTTGCATCCAGAACCAACAAAGTAAAAGACTGGTATGAAAACTATCAACAGAAGGACAGAGACAAGTTAATAGGTAGGTCTCTTAGAAATGCTGCATTAAAATATTGCACAAAAGAAAAAGCCAAATCTGCAGGCTACGAAATTCAAGACAACTTTTATTATGAACCTCAAATCATAGAAGAATTTCTACCATACATTCTTACTGACTCCTACATGTTGCCTATCGGTGTTAACGATGTTAACTATAAACCAAATAGGAATGCTGTTTCTGAAAGTAATACTTGGTTAGCAGTCAGAGCAGATATATCAATAGCATATGAAGCATTAGAAGAACGTCATCAAAATGTTTTACGATTAAGATTTACTTCACTCAATGCAACACTAGAAGATGTTGGTACTGAATTACAAATCAGTGCTGATGCTGCACGTAAACGTGTAGACAGAGCAATACTTGCCATGATAAATGAACTCGGTGGCAAAAGACCATACTCAGAAACAGACTATGGCATCTAAAAAGAAAACAAAAGGTGAAGACTATAGAGGAATACCAACCCCTGTATGTCCTAACTGTCAAAGTAATTGGTTTCGTATGACAGTTATGTTTGATGAAATAGGTTACATGCCAAGTGCTTACGCACTTGAGGATGCTGAATGTTTTAGATGTGGTGCTTTAGTAACCCCAGCCACACCACTAGATAGAGAACCATATCCTCCATGCAAAATATGCAAAGAGGAAGAAGGGCTAGTAGATGGATACTGTTGGGATTGCGACCCTGAGTTTTACAATGATGAGGATTCTGAATGATAATTAAATTAGAATCATGGGAGTATGAATACGCTAGCACTATTGGTATCAGAAGATACACAAACAATTGGGGTAAACCTGATGCACCACACTATGACCCAAGAAAAATGGAAGACAATAGAACAGCACAAGTTGCTGCTGCAATAGGTGAAATTGCTGTTGCTAAAGCCATCAACCAGTATTGGTCAGCCAGTATCTGGAAAGGTTCAGACCAAAAGAAATACAAGGACTTACCAGATGTTGGTACAAACATTGAAGTAAGAAGAGTTAGAACACAAGATGGTCCTGCTGTTAGAGAAAAAGATATTAAAAAAGAAGGACTAATAATCTTTGGTGTTGTGCCAATACCTAAAGAGTTTACTGAAGTAGAAATACTTGGATGGATACCAGCACAAGAAGGTTGGGATAAGGGCACACAAATGCAGTACGGTAGAATGATACACAAAGACTTACTATATCCAGTGGAGAAATGGGTTAAGTAACTAAAACAAAAAAGGACCGTGCAGTTGGGGCTGCACGGTCCTTTTCCTATTCCTTATTCAGTTGTGTGTTTGGCTACTTTACCGCAGTGATACCACGGTTGCCAGCCACGCTTAGCATATAACATAACAGCACGTCTGTGCTGTTCTGCTCTGCTTGCTTTGGCAGGGTCTCCTGTCCCACCAACTGATTTCCAGGTAGGTAAATCAAATTGGTAAAGACCCCTATACTTTCCTGTTCTTGATACTGCATTGGTTCTATTGCTTGACTCGCACATCCTCAACGCTGACCATTGTTCAGGCGTTGGAGTTGGATGTCGCATAGCCAAAGCAAATATTGCCTCAACTAGCATTTATCTCCAGTGTTAGAGGGGATGCAGACGCTAACTAATCGTCTGACTTTTCACTATTTAAGGTCACTTTAATCAGTGTCCAAATAGCGAAAGCACCTAGGGATATTATACCAATAGTATCCCTAGTAGGACCTGGTTCTACCAGAATCCAAGCAATAGTTAAGCCTACCAGAGTGAAGGCTTCTCCAGCCCAAGCATCTATGTGCTTCCAGATAAACTTTGCAACACGCTTCACTGCTTATGTTCTCCTTATTATAGATGCTGCTAACTGTGGTAATATAACAGCAGCAAGTACAACTTGCTGTGCTTCCTTACGGTTTTCAGGTGTGAGGTCAGCACCTAGATTAGAAATGGATTCTAATGCAGCAGTTATGGTTTCAGATATTTGTTGGAACGTTTCTTGCAGGCTCTCTGATAAAAATTCTGGAAGAAATTCAAGGACAGATTCAGTTTCATCTGTGGAAGAAATCTCTTGAGGCACGTCTTCAAAAGAAGGTAAAGAAGAAGGGAAAGAACTAGGTGACGAATCAACAACTGCTTCTAAAGTATCTTGAACACTTGGAAGGGGAGATGGCTC